CATAAATAAATCATCCTCGTCAACCGAGTACACTTTAGTAATATCAATTTCTTCATCAGAAGAATCACTTACATGAATTTCTTGAGCTACATTTAAAGCAAGGCGAGGTTTCTTCATAGGACGTTTACTTTTCTTCCACCATTCCTTTTCATGGAAGTGGGTTACCTCAAACCTTCTTAAAATAGCATTAGCAACTACTTCGTCATCACCAAATATTTCATTGATAGAATAATTAGAAGTGACAACTATCTTCTTGGGACGAATCTGAAGGGTAGAACCTTTCATTTCAGCGGGAAATGAATAACGGTCAGCCCATCTCTTCAGGTGGTGACCAAGGACTTTATGATTGAGATCAAAATCATCTATGATAACAATATCTTCACCTTGATATCCATCCCACCACTTATTACATGGTTTATCATACCAAGTACCTTGTGGTATATCCCTTGCTAGGTGTGATTTTCCGGTATTAGGTGGACCATAATACCATACTCCACAGACTGCATCCAGATCCGGTGGAGCCGTCTGATAATCCTTACGAACCTGGCAAATAGTTCGATAGTTCGTAAGACGAATCTTAGACTCGATAGATTCGAATTCACCTTTCTTAGCAAGTTCCCATGCATCATCCCATTTACGTTTAGTAGATTCTGCACCCTTCTCAGAACCCTTCTTCCTATAGGAAGGACATTCCCCATGTTCAAAGAAATCGGAATTCAATCCGTAGTGGGGACCTTTCGTTTTAAATTTCTCCCACTCCTCGTGGGACTGTTCACCCTTCTTACAATAGGACGCATTACTTTCTTCAGAACATCTACTATTCTGGATATTCCTCCATCGAGGAAATAACATTTGCATCGCGGCAAATTTTAATGGCTCCCGTAAAATACAGAAGCCCTGAAGGTGCTTCAAACCACCTTCACCAGTTTCTTTACCCAAGACAAGATATGTGAACATATCTAAATTCTTAGGTTCATCATCTTCAGTATAATTCGGAATTGTAAATAACCAATTCTTCTTCGGCATATCTCTAACCTTATAGTTAGATAAGCATATGACAGGTCAGGCCCTCCTGTAATAGTTAGGGGGCCTGACCTGCAGTCACGTGACCTGTCATATCACATACCACTTTCTCTAAAGTCTTAAGTGGCGCTTTAGGTTTCTTCAAGATCGACTGCATCACCGTATAATAACCTAATCACATGAGAAGCACACTAGTGACTCCTCGCTCCTCCTTCGACAAAGGCATCGTTCGTCATCCCTCTCATTACTAGATGTAAGAAGCATACCCCGCAGGGAATCTACTTACCTTTTCACTCCTCGTTATAATAGATTTTCTACTATAAACCTACTTTTGGACCAGCTTATATTGTTACCTATCTAACTTAGTGTTAGATAGGGCAAGGTTATATAAGCTTCACATCTCCTTATAAGGGAAAATACACAAGAACTCTACTTTTGGAACAGCTTAATATGAGGAAAATTTTTACAAGGTAAATATGAGGAAAAAAGTTCATGTTGGTAAGCAGGAAATATCATGTTCCAAATTTTATTATTTATCTACAATACTCATACTACTCGTAGACAATCTTTTCTTCTTAGCAGCTTCTTCTTTAAGAAGTCTAAGTTCTTCTGCAACTCTTTTCTTAACAATCTCTTCAATTAACTTTACAATATCATTGTTGTCAGCAATAATATCATCTTCGTCAAAGTCATAATCTTCATAACAGTGTTCTTTCCCATCAGTAGGTTCATCTGAATCATAATCCAAAGCAAAAGCATTTTGTCTTTTATAAGTTGGTTTAAAAAGACCAGTTTTCTTATCTTGAAACGCCATCTAAACGTGTTAATAATGTGATCGAATTTAAACGTGAAACACGTGCTTTTCACTATTTAAACGAACGTGATCGCGCAAAAAAAATGAACTGGGAGCTAGAGTATCAACGCCAACGCGAAGATATTCTTGACAGATACAATAGAGACAAACAAAGTTTCTATCTCTTATCACCAGAAAGAATTCGCGACATACGCGAAAGTTATAATAGACAAATTAATTACATCGAAAGAATACATTATTCACCAATCACAATGTCAGTTTTAGGAAAAAGAAGATACAGTGGATATTATTATCCACAACAACAAAAACGTCAGTTCGTACGAGTTGGTGGTGCACGGCAACCGCTAACAGAAGAACAACGATTACGAATGGCTCTTATGCGTCAAAGAGCAATACAAAGACGCTTCCCAGCAAATTTACGATCACTATCAGGAGAAGTTAAATCCCTCGATTTCCCGGGTGGTACTACAACGATTGACACAACCGGATCAATTGGCGCATTAAATTTGATCCAATCAGGATCAGGTTTTTATAACCGAATCGGAAGAAGAATCGAAATGAAATCAATTCATTTCAAAGGAAACATTACACCTACGGCTAATCAAGCAACCGTAACGGATTATATACGCATAGTATTAATCTACGATCGACAAACAAACGGTGCGTATCCCGCTATAGGGGATATATTACAATCAACCGATCAAGCCGGTGCAAATACAACAAATTGCTATTCGGGTTTAAACATGAATTACCGAGATAGATTCAGTATTCTCAGGGACATGAAAATTGTAATACCCGAATGTACAAACACCGCCGGTGTTATCTCAACTACAATGGCTATCGACCCGACGAAGCCATTAAACAACTTAGAATTCTTCGTCAAATTAAAAGGATTGTTAACACAATACAGAGCAGATTCTAATCCTGCTGTGATAGGGGATATCGCAACGGGAGCTCTATACCTAGTATTACTAGGTAACGTGGCGAACGCAACTGCTCAATGGCAGCTTTCTTTTCAAACAAGATTACGATACAACGATAATTAATAGTTTATTTGATTACATAAATAAATCATCCTCGTCAACCGAGTACACTTTAGTAATATCAATTTCTTCATCAGAAGAATCACTTACATGAATTTCTTGAGCTACATTTAAAGCAAGGCGAGGTTTCTTCATAGGA